TCACATCACCGGGCATTCGTCGAACTCGCCAGAGCGTGCATCGTTGATGCTGTAGGTGATCACCCCGAACACCGGGCGCGATGTATCTGATGCTTCATTCTTGTCCGGCAACCTCTCTCGCTTGCCATTATCCAGATTCTCCAGTCGAGAAAAACTGAACCGGATGCTAGAGGAAATGTTTGAAGAATCCGATATGTGGTTGGTTTCTGAGTTCCCGACCGTTCGCCAGGTTGGACTTTAAGTACCTGTCTGGTGATATTCGTGATGATTACTCGGGTATGAATACTGAAAAACTAGCCGTAGCCCGCTCCTGAACTTGATGGGCTGCGGCTGTTTATTTCCTTAGTCTGGAAGTGTCGGCCAGCCTGGTGTTGCAGCGAGCAGATCGACACGGCTAAGCAGCACACGATAACGCTTCCAGGCCAGCAACCTGGCTTTTTCATCATCACTGGCCAGATCAACATCTACCGCTTCCTGCAGCGATTCGATAATGGCATCCGCTTTTGTTCTCTGTTCTTGTTGAGTGTAGAGGTTGTCAAGATAAGGGATAACCGGGCGTGCCCCTTCTACAAGGGTTTCACCCTCTGCCAGGCTGTCAGGGCCACTCACCGCACGGTAACTTGTTTCTGTTACAGCCCAGTATTCTTTATCTGGCATAGGTATAGCCTCCAATATCGAGATAGAGCCCACCACCAGACACGGCGGACAGGTATTGATAAAAAATGTTAGGGTACGAGCGGAACGGGATCTCCGCTGTAAACTTCCCGTTAATCGGGATGTTGATCATATCGCCTGACGCTTCATTAGTGCTTCCGATAGCCGCCACGCCTGCGGTAGCGCCGTTGTTTGCAGACAATAAACAGGTAAGTGCCGTGACTGGGTTAAGAGAACTTACGTCTACAGCCGTTCGCGGTGTCGCTGTTCCTCCGGCTAATACGCGGTTGACGGAGTACCATGAACCCTGCAGAAAAGCCCTTCCTTCAACCGTGTTAACCCCGCGCACGCCGTTCGATGCATCAACACGGAAACTACCGAGATAACGGCGTGACGTATCACCTGTCTTTGTATGCGCCGGATAAGCATATGGTGTTGGCACTGTCGTGGAGATTTCAATCGCAGGCGTTCCATTGTTTGAATACAGGTAAACGTGATACCAGGTTGACGCTGTGGTCGCCCCGATATTTGCTGTAACTGGCGCCGATACTTCCAGGGGAGCCCCTGTAGAGGGGATCACAGCTGAGCCAGCAGAAACCGTTACTGTCGTTGTCGACACGGTCAGATCTAAACCACGGATAAAGCGCTTGTTGATCGAATCAGTTACTCGAGTGTTTACCTGCTCAATTCTTGCCGCCAGTGTTGCGGCATCCATACTGCCAGGGTTATTGATTCGTCCAAATAGTTGACCCCATATAACACCAACGGCGCGAGCACCAAGGATGTCATTTGCAGTGCCTTTGTACACATCGCTTGCTCGTGACGCATCGAGTGTTACCCCAATCGGCTTAGTAGAAGTAGTCCCACCAGTTAACCCACCACTTGTTGCCACCGTTCCTGTTGAGGAAGCGGTAAATACCCCGCTTGTGACAGGCACATTCAGTTCAGTTGTTCCGTCCAGATTGATACGGAAGGCACCACGAATATTAGGTGCTTCACCGTGGAAGATGCCCCTCTGGGCGTCCGTCCCTCCCGCCAGCACCACCTGTGCGATAGACCCAGCCTGAACGCCGTTGTAATCAGGACAGCGGAAATGATCCGCATCAACTTCTGCGAATGCCTGACGCAGCTTTGGGTCTGCCAGCCATTGAGCATTAGTGACCACAGGTAGTGATCCTGAGTTCATTGCAGACTTAACGCTGGTGTAGGTCGCATAAGGCAATATCTGCCCGTCATACGCAACGCCACCAGTGGGGATTGTTGCACGCGTGGGCGAATACATTGGCAGGCCGAGCGGGATAGTGGCCACGCCGTTTATGGCAGCAAGCGCGGCTTCAACATCACCGATAGCAATACGATCTGCTTCTGCTTCCTGAGCGGATTGGGCCGCATCAGTCTTTGACTGTGCAGCGCTCGCCTCCGACTGAGCCGCGGCATCAGCTTTCTGTGTTGCTGTAGTTGCTGCGCTTTCGGAGGCGGTTTTATTCTGCGCAACCTCTGTCTTATCCAAAGCTACCTGTTGCGCGTCCACATGAATCTGAGCAGCCAGGATTTGAAGAGCATCCACATCGATGCTGTTAAGTAACTCGACAATCTTCAGCCATGATGGACCGGAGAACGTTGAACCGTCAGGGAGCCTGACAGTGATGTTACCATCGTCACTGAAGATAGCCTGCCAGTTCTGCTTGTCATAGTTCAGACCACGCAAAGCTTCCGTTGTCTGTGCTACCAGCTCTGCCGTTAACTGGTTTTGCGTGGCGCGGGGAATGGCATTCCATGCAGCACCTGACTGCGTCGGACCGGGAAAGGCGCGAATGAGCGTTAATGATGCCGGGCTTTCAACTGATTTTACCGGGAGCGTATAAGTGATACCGCCAACGATGGCGACTACAAAATCACCTTCGGCGAGTTCGGTTGCGAATGAGGTTCCGGAACCGCCAACAATAGCGGACCCGTTTGTCAGGGTGATAGTTCCTGCAGACATATGCGCTCCTTTCGGGCAATAAAAAACCCCGCCGGAGCGAGGTTTATTCAAAAATGCTTGAGTTACTGGCACGTGGTACTACTGAAAGTGTTTGCGCTAACCCATGACCAGTTAAATGGGTAACCGGCGCGGTATTGGGTCTGGTTATTTTGCTTTCGCACTCCGTAAATCTGGACGATGTTTTCCTGTCCGCCGATTAGGGCCGTTCCGGTACATATGGGTTGCTGCTTCTGAAGAACGCCAGCGCAACCAGAGAGCAATACAGCCACCGCCAGGCAAAAAATCATGTTTTTCATAGTGGTTATATCCCAGGGTATTCAAGAGATTAAACAATAACAAGATGAATCAAAGTGATATAATTGATTTTGTAGATCAATTTCATAAGATTGACCGCTGAAAACGATCAATCGTAGTTGGCGCAGTTGATGGCCATTATCACGTTTCTCAGATTTGAATACGCGACGTTCTGAAGGTTTCCTCTGGGCGCTGTTTGTGGCCTTGCGAATATTCGCGTATTGCCTCCCTCAAGTTTTGCCATGCTCTTGTAAATCGCCGAGTAGGGCTGCGGCTGGCCGCCGGCCGATATAACTCCAGTAATCAAACCCAGCATGGCAGGCATACAGGCCCATTTGCCCGCCAGCGTGGTATTGATGTTATAACCTGAACTTGCATCTACTCCGGCAGTACCGAGGGTTACCACATCACTGAGTGTGCGCGTTTCGGTTGTCAAAATAAGCGTCCCTGACGCATCCCAGACGGCCAGCCCGTAGTCTGGCTTTGTCTGTGGGAAAATAGAGAAAAAATAAACGTACGCTGTGCCGGTTGCATTTGGTCTGAGGAAATCAACTGTGATGGTGTTCCCGCTTATCGTCTGGGTGATTTCCACCTCAACAGTGCAATGAACAAAGGCGACAACGGGCTGACCTGAGGGAAATGTGTGCGTCACTTTGGTGTTGAAACCCGATGTTCCCTGAAGTGCCGCTGTCTTTCGAGCCTGTAGAGCAATTGGCGAACTGTTCGCGGTCACCCATACTTCTCCTGCCGTCGTTGTCAGTAAAACGCCATACTGCGCCATTTATGCCCTCTCGATCTGGAAAATGAGATACGCCGCGGCCGCAGGCTCAGTCCCTGCAGAGTAGTCGGTATCGCCTACTGCCGATACCGTTGCGGTCCCACCTGAAATAGTGATCTTCCTCCGACTCGTTCCCCACCGATCTCCGTTCATGATCTGAAAATAAGTAAGCTTACACCCCGGTGGAAGCACTACGGAGTAAGAGCCTGTTTTTTCATTCTGGGCCAACTGTAGGTAGCCGCTTACACTGACAGGCTTAATTCCATAGTTGTTCACCCTGCCTGAGGCGTCCCAGGTTTCAACACCGTACTGAGCCATAGCTGTTCATCCTAAAAAAAGAGCCCCGTCTGAGGCCCAATGTTTACCACGTTCCCGTAATTCTCCCGATCTGCACCCTCAACACATTTTTGGCGTCACGCACACTGATTGTCTGGTTTGTCTGTTTCATGGCTCCCTCTCCAGCTGTCGAACCGTAGTTCTCGAATGTTCCTGATTTATCCAGCCTCCATCCGACAGACCCAGCAACATAATTGTTGGACTGGATAAAGTTACCGATTTTGGCATTATCAATACTGCCATTACGAATAAATGCCGAGTTGATAAATACCTGCCCATTAAAAACAAAGAAGGCTTTTTGATAATTTCCCGGTTCGCTTCCTGAATAAATACCGAATTGATCCGCCGCAAAAACTGTTGTTGATTTATACCCACCAGAACCATCAGGCTCAATACCCATTGAGAACCCGGTGTTATAGAACTGACTTCCCCGCTGAATGCCAAGATTCAGGGTATAGAATGCTGAGGCTGTGCCATCGCTCTTAACTTCAGCAGTGAGTTTTTCGCTGACCGCTGATGTTAAATCGCCTATTTCTGCCTGCACCTGGGTGGATAGTTCAGCGAGGGCATGGTCGACATCAGCAATCGTTGTCCTGACGATCAGAATGTCGGCTTTGACCTCACCATATTGTGCCCACTGATGTTCATAGGCAGCATTATTTGCAAGGGCATTCTGTATTTGCCCTTCCAGGTTCATATCAACACCATCCTGGAGGTTTTTGAATGCTGTCGAATCCCTGATCGCTTCATCGATGTAATCAATCATGCCAGGTATATCAGATGAGGCCTGCCCGGACACCTCAACGAAACCGGATGTACCGAAGGCATTACGCGTGCGGACGTACAGGTAGTATGTGGTATCAGCCTTTAAACCGTGAAGAGTCCACTGACTTGCTCGCCCAAGAAACTGCGCCTGATCCTCAATCTGTGAAGCGTCAACAATCTGGTTCTCTCCTGAGTACCAGAACTCAAACGTGGTATCAGAGGTTGCAGTCACCCGCATAACTGGAACAATACCTGCTGAGAAAATACCGGGAGTCCATACAACTGAAGATGGTGCGAGAGGTGCTCCGATAACCAGACTCACCTGTGTTTCAGCCCCTTTCATTCCATTTTCATTACGGCCACGAACGCCAAGCGTGTAAATCCCGGCATTCAGGCCGTAAAACTCATATCGGAACTGATCAGTCTCATACTGAGCCACTACTTTCCCGTCATCGGTGTATACATACACTTCAAACATCAGCTTTTTGGTAGTGGTTGCCGTCTCCCATGTGGCCGTAACCTGGACAGTCTCAGAGTTGGTGTTGATGATACGCAGGTTCTCCACATTCGGTACACGGTAACCGTTCAGCGTATCGTTGGGAACTTCGAACACGGCACCTTCATCAACAATAGCCTGTTTGTTCGGATCATGTTGCGATGCGGTGATGCTGTAGACAGAATTGTTATCCGTCTCTGCAACGCTCAGGATGCGGAAGAGTCTGGTTGAAACGTTACTGGTGGAGATAGCGAATACAGTGCCGTCACGAACCCATGCAGGCATAGTTTTCAGCGTCACTACATTGTCGGCAATGCTGGCAATCAGGTACTTAACGAATTTCCCGTCACTACCCATGATCGACATGGTGTCGCCTTCTGATATCAGAGACGAATCAACAGCATCAACGGTAATTTTGTTACCCGCATGCGACATAATGCGGCCACCAAGACGCGCACCAGCATAGTTGTTGTCCATGACTTCAACGATATCACCCGGCGTGAAGTGGATGGCATCCCGAGCCATCTGGAAAGACAGTCTGCTGCTTTCACGCTTTGCTGTTTCCAGCAACCATTTACCGGCTCGCCATGCCTGGCCGCGTGAGGTACAGCCGAACGCCTCAAGGGTGGTTTCGTTGTAGTTCCCGCGGGCGATCATATCATCGTCGGAAACATACTCTTTTACCTGCTCCCAGCCGTTATCCGGGTCAGTCCAGGACACAACAACGGCATTGTATTTCTCTGAACGCTTCACGGAGCTGCGCTTAAACTCGCCATCAACTACGTTAGCATTCGTGATTGTCGCAATTGGGTCTTGTGGCGCGTCCAGCATTACTGAAAGACGCATACCGTCCCACAATGCAATTCCACGGAACATACTCGCTATCTTGTCGAGAATGTCACGCGCACTCGCCTGCTCGGTAATATAGGCATTCAGCGTCATCCTTGGTTCCTGCCCGCCGTAGCCATCATTAACAAGCTGATCGCAATACCGTGAGAGAACATAGAGTGCGCCATCGTCAACATCGATGTATCCGGCGCGTTTCGCCAGGCCAAATCGGGTATTTTTCGCCAGTTCACGGAACAGCCAGGCGGGATTATTAGTCCAGGCTTTTTTAAATCCGCCAGTCCACAGCCCAGAGTAGGTGCGCGTCAGTGGATTATAGTTGTCAGGAACGTCAACAATCAGGCCGCGAAGATGATATGTGCGGCTTGGGGTGTCGGTGTACTGGTCGCGGTCAATAACGGCGCCTGCGATGGCTGAATATGGATAGCTCAGGTTGTCATCGGTGATTTCACTGTAGCTATTCCAGATAGTGCCGTTGGACAGCAAATCACTGCTGCTGTCTGGCGTAATGCGGCGAACGCGAATATCAAACGGCTTGATATCCGGAGCATCAATCAGATGGGCCTCAAGATATTCGCCTGATATCTTCCCGGTGATGGTCACGGTCTTTTCAATAACCCAGCCTGAAGCGCCAGTTCTGCTCTCCAACACCAGAGTGACGGACGTGTTTTTCTGATTGCCTTTGGTGTCCTGCTCGACCAGTCCGGTCACACCAACGTTAAACCGCACCCGGGTAACGTCCTGATCGGTTATAGTGCGAACCAGCGGAGTATCATAGGTTACTTCGGTGTTTACGATGGTGGTCGCTTCAATAGCAGAGAAGCCATTAATGGGGGATTGCGTTTCAGATCCGGGGCGCCAGGCGACGCTGACACCATTTACGCTGACACTGCCTGTCGCATCAGTTACGGGAGTCTTATTGAGCTTGAATGATGACAGGTGTTCCTGATCAACGGGCCCATAGATAGGCCCTTCGCTGATGAGATCCAGTACCCGGTAAAATTGCTTTGACTTGAGGTTATCGTCGAGGAGTTTGGGGGTTGATGCTTTGCCGCCGCCTGAAGACATGAATTGACTCCATAAAAAAAGCCATCCGAAGATGGCTCATTTTTTATTTGCCGTGGCGCTCGGTGTATCCGGCACCATGTTCGTTAAGTTGATTTATCTGCTCTTTTCGCCAGTCAACCGCTCGGGACCTAGCCTCTTCAAGTGTCCCTCCTTTTGGATAAAATTGGCGACGGACCTGTTTGCCATCAATGTGAACATAGGCCTCATAGAAGGGAAATCTCCCTTTATCCATAGCCAACCTTACTCCAGTCTGACCAGAAATATTATTCTTTTGCCTTCGGCAATTTCGGGCATTTTTGGATGGTGTTACCAATCTTAGATTCGTGATCTTGTTGTTTAGTGTATTTCCATCAACATGATCGATTGCCAGCCCTTCGGGAACTTCCCCGTGATGCAGGAACCAAACTATGCGATGCACGCTTTGATACCCGCCATTCACTCTTGCTCGGTAATAGTTTCGCGGATAGTTACCGGACACCTTGTTAATTGTGCCGGCTTGGTGACCACATTTTGTGCGCCGTGAAGGAGATATCTTCCAAATCAGGCAGGTGGGTGACGTTTCGTCATAGGCAAATAAATCATGTAGACTGGGCTCAGCCATGATGACCTCCGATTCAGGTTATTTGGTTAGAGCCGGGATGATGTTCCACCATCATTTCCGGCTTGTTTATTTTACCACCTATCACCCTATCGAAGCATCCCAATCGACATTATTCGCGGTGTCAATACCGAGAGAAATGACGTTCGAACCGACTTCCATTTCCCCGAGAAGGATTGGCACCGGACGCCCTTGCCCGACACGGTTCTCAGCACTGGTAAATGAGTTGTTTGTGAGCGTATTGGTCTCAGCGGCTTCTGCGGAGGTTTTGGTTTTCATGTTGCGTGACATGTAGACCGAGTAAGCTACCGAAGCCACGCTGACAGCCACCGCAATCCAAGCCGCAGCAGCGGCAGTGATGGCACCTTCAACTACCGGCACAAACAGGACTATAGAACCATCTTTCAGGTGGCGATCCAGATGCCATTGCATGGCCGACACCTCAACATCCTCGCCCGCTACCCGCACACGCAGCTTTGTATTGAGAAAGGCTTTTTTGAATTCGAAATCCTGCGCCAATAGGAGGCGTAATCCCTGCGCTGGAGTATCTACGTTCAGGGATATCTGGCGGTAAAATCGGCGTAGATTGCCTGCAAATTTAAAGATGAGCACTGTTCGTGTCTCCAGATTGAATGCGTCTGCTTGATGTATGCCGGTCGCATTTGTTCTCGTCTGCTGAGGTGTCCGGCATGGTCATGGTGAAGCACCAGGTTGTCATGAAGGAGAATCATTGAGTGGCACGGGTCGGCGCCGGGGAATGGCTGTCTGATAATGACGTCGCCTGGTTGTGCATCCTGCATGGATACCTGATAGAAGCCATTGACCTGCATATTGGCGAGATAGAGATTTTCTCCCCGCAGCCACCATCCGTTAGTCCTCCCGAAGTCCGGCAGGTCGATTCCGCAAAGGTGGTATGCGTCCCGAAAGAGCGTGTAGCAGTCCATGATGCCGTGCTCGAACTTGCGCCCCAGCAGGAGTGGCACAGGCCTGTATTTCCTGAGCTCTCCGTCAGATGCCAGCCACCATGACAGACCGGTCATAACCTGCGTCTGCCGGTCAGCACCTGAAAGCGCTGGCTGGCTTTGCGGATGCGAATGGAATACTGCGATAATCTCCCCTTTTTCCTCCGCTGCAAGCCAGTCGTCGTCACTTATGCGGAAGTGATGCCAGGGCTCCGGATGCACATTCCGACAGCGAAACACACGCTCGTCATTCAGGATTAACGCACACACTTCATCCTGCGACGATGCCGCATAATCGAGTAGTTCTTGCATCAGGAGACCTTTTGAGAGCCGGGGAAACTGCTTATAGGCATTGGTTCAGGACGTGGGTAGCGAAACCGGCAACCGGTACGACGGTGGGAGCATTTATCCTTCGCTGGATCAGTGGTTGGGTTGTCACGCTCATCTGCAACAGGCGGCCCGTCATATCCACACCCGACGCCGCGATACTGCCACTGGCATACGTCGGCGAGAATGGTACGGGCCGGGATGATGGCGTTGTCGCAGTCAATCGGTGTCGCCAGCGTGTATGTCACCTGCTCGAAAGTCTCCTCTGTCATCTCCTCGACAACGTAGCGGGACACCGCCTCCTGTGTCGGGTCCGCGTCAGGGTTCCCGTTCGGGAAATTTACCGCGTCCAGGTGCTTCACCGGAACCTGTCTTCGGGTGATGACTACTCCCAGCATGTCATCAAAGTCATTGTTGATACCCGTCAGTAAGCCGGTAACGTTCGCCACCGCCATTGACGGGCGGGCATACGTGCCTTCGTTCTTTGACTCAAATCCCTCTACTGCTATCGGGTATGCCAGGTACTGGTTACCTTTCCAGATAACGTTACCGTAATATCCATTTGTGCCGGAATGGAACCGGATAAGGTCACCACCAAAAGGTTGCAGGTCGGCTTCGAAAAGGTCAATGAAAGCGCCGACTCCCGCATCGACGCTATCTATAATCATATTGGCTGGTATGTCGCGCACGGCAAACTCCCATTAAAAAAGCCACCCGGAGGTGGCTTATCTCGGTACCTGTTCAAATGTGGCCGTAAGTTCGTATAGCGGCCCGGTCTTCGTTAAACTCCAGGATCGACAGACAAACAACTTCTGTACTCCCGTATCAGATGGCGTCCAGTAGAACACCTCTACCGCCCCTCTGGCTTTAAGGAAAGCATTGGCCTCCTTAGCCGCATTTGGCCGGTTACAGCTCCCGTCTACTCCCTTAAACGTCAGAGAGTATTTATCCATTAGCGGGTTGATGCCCTTGGTCTGTCGCTGTTCGTAGCCGTCGCCCAACTTCACCACGGCAACATTAGGCGTTCGCTCTACCGAGTAGCCATTCTGCGGTGTCCATGTGAATGTTTCTGTCATGACTTTCGCCTCCCTTGCAATAAACCGCCCGGGCGCGTGCTCTGATCTACCATCATTTTCAGCATGTCGTTGTTCCACGCCTTCCGAAGTCGCGCTATTTCCTCGTCTCCCACACCACCAGTAGTATTTATAACCAGGTTCATTACAGGATTGAATGAAGATCCTCCACTACCGCCACCCTGCATATCCCGGTTGCTAATCACCCTACCGTTGTCACCGGGGATCATGTACTGGCTACCATTGCTGGCTTTGAAAATCTCAGGCTTGCCGCCTTCGCCCACACGGTACATGGAGCTGGCTGATACCGGGCCGCCGTTTTCGCGCCCGCCGCCATATGAGATGCTCGCAACGTTCGACAGCAATGACGCTCCAGCAGAGGCGATGGCTGCATAGTTCGCAAGTTTTTGCGCTGGAGTCAGCGCTGTCGGATCAGCCATGGCCTGCATGATTGCGGTATTCAGGCTGAGGGTAGACTGGGCAATCGCAAACGCTTTACTGGCTGCGAACATGACCTGGTACGCCGCGTTACTCTTGCCAGCGGAGTCAGCAATTATCGAAGCCAGACTATCAAAACCCTGGGACGCAGAGCCCAGAATAGAAAGAACGGATGCTCTTTGCTGATCTGCCTCAGTCTGCGCTATTTGCATGCGTGCGTTTGACGCCTGCAGTTGGATGGCAGTTTTGGCGTCTTCGTAAAGCTGGGTATTTTGCTTATCCAGTTCCTGATATTTAGCTAGGGCCTCAAGTTTTTGCGTCTCCTGGAGATTAATTTGTGCCAGCGGATCCACTGATGCCCCAGTAAGGGGGTTGGATGAGGTATTTCCTGCAGCTATCTCCTGCTTGGCATACTTCTGCCCCTGCTCAGCCTCTTTGCGCTTCTGAATAGAGATTGCCGCCTGCTCGTTTGCCTCCCCAAGCGCCCGCGCTTCCGCCAGTTGCTGCTGAGTGGCTGCACTGCCAAGAGACTGCTCCTCACGTAGCCCCGCCTCCTGGATACGTCGTTTTTCTATTGACTCTGTAGTCAGGTCAGACTGGGCGCGAAGCTTTTCCAGTTTCTGGGCGACGGACTCAGCAGAAGAGGCGGATTTTTTACCTTGCCGCTCGCTCTCTTGCTGTGCTTTTTTTCTGGCCTCTTCAGATTTTTCTAAATCGTAATTTTCAGCAGCCAGCCTTCCTGCCGCTGAGATTTGATTCTGATTATCCGTTACCTTTGCAGCCTGCATTCGGGCCTTCGCTATTGCCCGCTCCCTCTCATCCTGGATTTTCAGTAATTCATTCTGCTCCTCCAGAGTAGCGATAACTTTATCGCCCTCTTTTGTCGCCGGAGAAATCTGCAGCGCTTTTGGATCGAAGCTTTTTCCAGCCTGATTCGCTCGGTTTATTTCATCTGCTGTCTCACCGAAGGCTTTAGCTACTGCACCCTGCACCTTCTCGAGAGACCATGACTTTTCGATGAGTTGATCGTGAACTCCCATCGCTGAAAGCATGTTGTTGGTTAATGTTCTGGTAGCTTCAGCTGCCGTATCTTCAGTTCTGGACAGCTTGTCTTTTGCCGCCTGCAGGTCACGTGTTTTACGCGCCAGTTCATCAGATACTTCAGATTGGCGCTGAGCAAATTCAGTACCCTGACCCATTGAATCTGCATACTTTTGCGCTGCAGGAGTGAAACTACGGTAACGCGCATTCAGACTGTCCACTTCACTCTGCAGATCTGCAATAACCTCTTTTTGTGCACGGATGGAGGTATTGGCATCAGCTATAGCTCCACGCAGCTGCGTATTGGACATAGCGGTCATGGCGGCGTTGAGCTTATCCAGCCCATCGGCGAAGGCTATGGCTTCTTCTTTGGCCTGTTGTGCTTTCTGCCAGAAATAGAAGATCGCTCCGGCTGCGAGCATAGCAGCACCAGCAGGACCACCTATGAGAGCAAGTGCTCCACGAGCCATTCCGATACCAACTGATGCTGCGCGAGCAGCTGTAGCTGCCCGGGCTGATGCCGCAGCCTGGGCGTTTTCAGCCTCAGTAAGGGTAATAGATGCAGTAGTCGCCCGTGTTTTTGCGGCAATAAGAGCATCCATTGCCAACATCTCTGCAGCGCTACCTTTTGCCACGTTATATTCAGCTTGGGCCAGCGCAAGAGAAGAAAGAGCAGCCTCTTTATCAGCCAGAGCTTTGCGCTGAACAGAATTCGCGGCTACCAGAGCAGCCTGCGCCGTCTGATTGTCGGCCACAACCTGCTGACGGGATGCTGCGATATCAGCGATTTTCGCTGAGGTAGCCATGGTCAGCGCACCGACATACCGCGCGCCCATTACGCCGGCAACAATCGTGAGCGTAGTGCTGAGAACGTCCAGGTTTTCACTTAGAGAAATGACTGAGTCACTGAATATTTTGACGCCAGTTTTTACAGTGGCATTCTCACCAAAGAATTTCGTGATGTTGTTGTTTGCAATTTCAAGAGACTGGCTGATCGTGGCGGTAGTTTTAGCGAACTCCTGTCCTATTTTATCGCCCTGAGAGAGTAAGCCATTCACGATAACATCAGTGGTTAACTTGCCCTCTGCAGCCATGTTTCTGAGCGCCCCAATGCTGACATTCATAGAGTCAGCCAAAGCAATCATGAGCCGGTTGCCCTGCTCATTCACCGAGTTGAATTCATCACCTCTTAAAGCTCCTGACGCCAGACCTTGGGCAAGCTGAATGATTGCGTTGCTCGCCTCCTCAGCGGTTGCCCCTGACACCACAAAACCCTGGTTAATAATGGTTGTCAGCCTGGTGATGTCCTCAACACTGACACCATAACTCCGTGTTGATCGCTCGAGACGTGCATAGAGAGTGGCCGTGGCATCGAGACCCGAACGAGTCTTTTGAGAGATATCAAAAACACGCTCTGTGACATCAGCCAAGGTCTCAAAAGGAGGTACGGAATCCCTGACGGCGTTTGCCAGTTTATTACTTAGGTCCTGCCATGCCTGGGCGTATGCGCCGACCTGCTGGACAGAAAGAGCGGCAATGAGCGCTTTCGCGACGCCAGTTAAGCTGGACATAGTGCCTTCAATCGAAGACAGGGATCGTTCAGTGCGGTTTAACCCTGCCTCAAGACGACCCATGCTACCGTTAAGACCATTTAACGCGGCATCGATATCCCGGCGTCCCTGAAGGATCCCGGCGGTGTCCATGTCAACTTCATAAACAATCGTTCCAGCGCTGACAGTACCAGCCATAATCTAATCTCCGGGCAATAAAAAACCCCGCCGTAGAGGGGTTGTTTTGGTGTGTTCTTTTTTACTTGGCCCGTTCCGCCAGGGCTAATCGCTTCGCTTTCTTCGCCATGTAATCATCGGCGATCGCATCGTACTCATCGCGAGTGAAGCCTTTCTGCTCTGGGTATTTTGCCGACAGAAGCATCTGAAATTCGGTCATCGTTAATTGAGAGGCTTCTTCGCGGATCATGCCAAAATGAGTACGCGCCGCGCTGATGTAGTCGAAGGCTTTAAATTCGTTTGTTCTCGCACCTGTTTCGTGGCGCTGCAGCTGGCGGAGCTTAGCTTTGCCGACGACACCATGCTGCATAAGGTGCTGCGCCAGCACGATGATGTCGTTCTTCGGCATCTGTCCCGGTCGGTATACGACGCAATGCCGCCATCCCTTCCATTCGCCGATCATAGGCGTCAGGTCTTCCTCGCAGCACGCCTGAAGCACCAACATGCACGTTGATAAAAGCTTCTCAGCAGCGCGGTTGAATGATGGAGATAGCCATTCAGGAAATCCTCCCAGCGTGCCAGCGCAAACCTCAATTAGCTGAGCGACATCATTGCCGTGTATGGTGGCGTACGCCTGCACAATCTCTTCCGGAGTGCCGATCCTCGTCATAGCCTCGAATGAAGGCCGTAGCAGGTAATCTTTCCCGCCTTCGCGGCTGTCGCTGATGGAGAGTTCGCCAATATCGGTTAAAGCGGTCATAAGCCTTCCAGTAAACGGTCATTATCAAGGGCAGCACGCCGCCCTTTGTAATGTCCGTTAGGAAACGGTAACCGTATGCACGGCCACAAAATTGCCGTCTACAGTGTTGATGATGATCTGCGCGCTGCCGGTGGCGACACGCGTCACGGTAACGGTGTTGCCGGATGCGGTAGCCGTTGCCTTTGTCGCATCGGTAGTCGCTACAGTGAAGTCTTTGTTGGTTGCGCCTGTTGGTGCGATATTCACCGTGAAGGTACTGGTGCCGCCTGCAGTGCCAGTGCTGGTTGTCGGCGTTACCGTCACGCCAGTCACGGCAACCGCAGTGATTTCGTTCACTTCGATGGTGCTTGCGTCGCCGACTTTGAACTCGGTTGAGAACGTGACAATGTCATTGGTACCACCGTCTGAACTCAGAGCCGTAATGTTCATGTAGCCGATGAATTCTACCGGACCGTAGTCCATGCGCACCCAGATACCAGGCTGGCGCTTAGCCTTCAGCTCATCAGCGAAATACTTGATGAACTTGCCAACACCGTACTGGTCCAGTTTGTCCTTCTTGCGCACTTCACCTTCAAAGCTCAGGGTGAAGTCACTGTTGGTGATGATGGTCTCGACATAGCCGCCGCCGTCATCCGCATCAGAGGTAACCGAGTTCGGGTTGAAGTCGAAGCCTTTCGACGTACCAGCAGCCAGCGCCTTCCACTCAGATTCAAGTGGTTTGACGTCCGGGCAACCATCGGCGACTTCCAGCACAACTGCGCCACCGAACAGGCGTTCGTTCGAGTTCTGGCAATTAGCCATAGAAACTTCCTCTTTGACGTATAAAAAAGAAAACCCGCCGGAGCGGGTCTATTTGGTTGGGATGGCTATTCGCCGTAAGTGCAGGCGAACTGGAGTCGAAAGACTATCCGACCTTCTGTCGTAAGCACTGGTGGAGGGATGGCGCCCATGTTTTGGATGTAGCCGACGCACTCATCAGCCATAGGGTTGGCCTGGACGTAATCGACGATGCGCTGCACGGCATTGGCGGCGTCACCTCGCTTATCCTTCGCGCCGATCACATCAACGAGGACGTGATGCTCAGAGCCAAGGTCATGACGGATGTTCGAACCACCGTTTGGTCTGAACACCATCACAGCCTGCGTTAGATCTTCCGGGTCGTCGTACATCAGCTTCTGCACCGTGAATCCGGCTGTCAGGCCTGCATCACCGAACATGTTGCGCACCCGCTCGTGCATCATGGGTGTCATAGCGAAAGCTCCTTGCGCATCACTGCATCAATAGCATCGCGCTCTTCGTTTGTGCCTTTGGTCAGGAACTGAGGTTCACCGTGCGGATCCCAGTAGTTCCCCGTCCCGGTGCCGCCGCCAAACTCCTGCCCTGATCGAGTGGTGCCGAAGTGCGCACGCGGCTGGCCTTTCAACTTGCCGGACGCCTCGTGGACATACGCCGCGTAGTTGGCCGAATAGCCGACGCGCCCGGTAATAAGCACGCCACCAGCATCAATTTCCCGGAACTGGCTGTTCACCAGCGTAGAGGTATCGATGGGGGTGTAATAAGCGGCCCGGGCACCAATAAGAATCAACGCGGACTGGATGGCGCGGACAGCTTTCCGGCCCTGAACGTCGTTGATGATGTCGTTCAGGTGCTTTTTCGCCTGGCTGACGCCCTTCACTTTTATGCCCATAACTACACTCCCGTCAGGATGGCGAAATCGTCCGCCACCCGCTCGAACGTGTCGGCGTAGCGGATAACCTGCCGCACCTCGTCAGCGCCAGCAGCAACCGGGTCAGCCTCAGTCGACACGCCAATCAGCAGGTAATCACCGGCCGCTGCGTGTTCATACTCGGACCACACCGTATTTTTCACGACGATTTCAGTGCCCAGGCTGCCGATACGCTTTGACAGCCCTCCCTCATAATCGACCATGATGACTACCGGCGCGTCATAGCCGTTTATGGGATCGCCGTTCTCGTCCCTACCACCCGCACCCTTGCGCCAGATGGTGGCTTTGGCGGTATAGCTCCAGTTCGCGATTGACGACATCAGCCCTCCCTCCATCGCAGAACCACCGCGCCCGTAGCACGAATCCGCGGGCAATTGATGAACCATTCTCCGTCCGATTTAACGTAGCCGGTGGTCTCCCGCCCAGTATCGGTCAGCACCCAGACGCGGGTGAATGAGCGCGGCAGGCGGACGCTTACGGATGTCCAGGTCATCAGCAGCCCCCAACAACCATGAACATTCCGACGCTGTTACCGGCGCTGATCGGCAGCTCCCCGGTGCAGCCGCTGGTATCGAGGCGGCCCAGTGAATCGCGCAGCCAGGTGATGCTGTCGTCGCCGTACTCAAACGAGCGTGACGCGCCAGACGGCGCACCCTGCGATTTGATGCGGCGCGCGCCGGACGACGTAGCCATCAGCGCGGCTGCGTACATCAGGATCAGCTTTGCGGTGCAGTCGTCATACCCAGCGCCATCGAGGCAAGGGATAATCTTGTTCACCACGCAGAGGATCGGCGTAAGCAAGGCATCAGGTATGGCGTACCCCAACTCAGCGAGGAAGCCTTTAATCTCTTCTGGCGTAAGCGGGGTTGCCATGGTTATTTCGCCTTTTTCGATTTAGCGGTGTTGTCTGCCTGCTCTGCCTGCTCTGCCTGCTCTGCCTGCTCTGCCTGCTCTGCAGGTTTATCGTCGGTGGCTGGCGTGGAGACTTCAAGCTCCTGCTCTTCAACTTCGCCAACTACTGAAACGCGTCCAGCGAAAGCTGGCGGCACATCAACCGCAACAAACTCATGGCCCACCGGCAGTTGCTGGAATACGCCGTTAATCGTTCCCCAGCAACCGGCCTTCTCGACTTTTAACTTTTTCATGCTCTCTCCCGAAGAAAAGGGGCCGAAGCCCCTTAACCCTGTGCGTTGAACACTTTAGAGCGACCGTTGAAATCGCGCTTAATCTGCAAACCGACAGCACTCCAGACCAGAGTGTTGTAGTTGTCGAACGGATTCTGGCGCGGGATCATGAAGGTGCCCACCGGCGCGGCAATACGCGTCTTGATGTACTGCGAATTGCGCACGTACGCGATGAAGTGGTTACCCGTCAGCTTAAAGGTCTGGTTAACAGACTCGATACGGCCGTAGCGCAGGATGTACTCCAGCACGGTGCCTTCTTTGAAGCCGGCAGCGGAGGAATATGGTTTGCTCATGTTGCGCATGATGTCAGGCGACACCCACACCTTCACCTTCTCCTGCACGTAGTTATCGTCCAGGAGCTTAGCGAACGGGCCGGTGAAGAATGCGACCATCTCGTCAGGGGTGGCGGTGGTCAGGTCGATATTCAGACCGGACGCACTCAGATCCACCTGGTTGGTGTTGGCGTGGTTGGTGATGCCTGCGCCGACAAACCCCTTCACCTTCACTTTCGCGTCACCAGACAGCATGTAGTCGGCCATATCCTCGCGGATGGCTGCAACGTGCGCTTCCTGGTCATCGGCCATTGCGTCAAGGTTTTCTGACTGCATGCCGTTCCACTCACGCCATTCACGGCTGTAGCCGGTATTGAAGATCGGGATTGGGTCACCAGCTTCGTCGTAGATGACTTTATCCAGTTCTTCCGGAACGTGGCCCGTCAGTGTGCGATGAACCTTGCCCGCGTCACTGGAGACGCGGTAAAGCGCCGCTGTCTTGCCGATAGAGATCGGCGTACCGAGACCGAGCAGATCATCCAGCAGGCCATTGCCTTCGTCATTACGGAAGACTCGGGTAGTGATGTTATCCACTTCACGCCAGTAGTCTTTGGAAATCAGCGCGGCCTGGTTAACTTCCAGCGCGCCGCCGTACTGGGCGGAAATGGTGTTCTGGTTGATATTGAAGGATTCACGCTGCATCAGCAGCTGATTCCATGCCTGCTTCACCTGGTTGTGCTCGGTGATCAGCTTTTTGTTGAATACGATCATGCTCATGCGGTTGCTTTCCCTGATTTGCGAACTTTCACGAGCTGAGCTTCAGCGCCAACGGTGATTTTTTCGCGTGAATAGAAGAGGACCTGGTCGGTAGCTGGCGTTGTTGCCTTGGCAAGCGTGCCGTCACCGGCAGAAACCAGGCCTTCGTTTTCCAGCAACACTTCGCCTGCTTTGACCAGCATGTGGTAATCCACATCGTCTTCGCACATGATGGCCGCGCCGGTATCACCTGCAGGAACCGAGTCGCGAATGTCACCGCCGCCGATATAGTTGTGCTGAAGAGCCAGAGCAACGCCTGCACCACCAGCGACATTGTGAACCGCCAGTTTCCCGGTGCTGTCGAGCATCACCAGTGAGCCGGGCTTCACGGCCGCCGCCATGATTGCTTCAATGACCTGCGGGTCATTCTTACGGGCCGGGCCCGCGATTACGGTATGGAAACGAGGTGCGAGAGCCATTATTCAGGTGCCTCCATGTTAAGGATTTCACTCTGAGCGCCATTCCCCTGGAATGCAGGGTTAAGACCGGTGCTGGTCTGGCACTGTGAGTACATGTCGTTCAGCGCTTCACCGGAAAGCGAGTTGATCGCTGCTTCAGTCATGAACGAGAATTTCGCTTTTACAGCATCACGTTTGGTTTTCAGCTCGCTTTCAGCGTTCGCCTGCAGCTGAGTTTCCAGCTTGCTCAGCTTTTCGTTCAGCGGGGTGAGCGCAGCATTAACAGCAGCAGTAATCATATCAGAGTTGATCTGAGCCTGGCCCGGGTCGCCGCCACCCTCTTTCTTCTGCATCTGCTGGTTGTAGGCATCCCAGACCTGATCGTCGGTCAGCCCCTCGGTTTTAACGCCTGCGGCATTGAGCGCGGCGATCATCTTCTCTTTCATCGGGTTTGTTTCTCCGTTGGTTTTGACTTCGTACTCAGTTGGTTTGCGCACTACTTCTACTGGATCGCCGACAAGCGTTACGACCTTGTCAGAGATGAGGTACTTCTGGTCGAAGAGCTTCGGCTTGGCGTTTTCGCCATCCTCTTCGTAAACGAAATGGTCAGGCCAGACACTGACGACGTAGCGCCACTTTTTGTCGTCCTGCTTGATGGACATGCGCAGCGCCTGGTAGATGTCGTCGAAGGACATCTCTGAAGCGTTGCTGATGAAGAACTTCACCTTGTTCCACCAGCCGTCTTTCATGCTGTTGGCGGCATCGATGAGGCTTGTCGATTCAACATCTGCCTCCTGCCCGTCAGCGTTAACGAACATGCCGACACCTTCATCTGGCGTCCCGGCGCCGGGCTCGTCGAGCAGGATCGCGATGTGGTCGAACTGCATGTTGTGAGCGACCCAGGAGTATTTCTTCTGCTTCGACTCACCTGCCTTTTGCTCTTTGTTCAGCAGCAGACCGGTAGAAACATGAATCGGGTCGGCGTTATTGCCGGAAATCATGTCGTCCAGGCGCTGAATAAGGCGTTTCCCGTCAGGCTTGGTGTCAGCCACAGCCTTATTGACGTAAACGTCCATCACGACTTTGTCGTTGGCCTTACTGACGTTCTGAGCCCATGCCCCGGCGTAGTAGTCGTTGACCGCCTGCGGGTCATTGGCGCTGACGTATTTGCCGTTCACCATCGGGTGGCCGATCGGCATTAACTTGCGCTCCATCGTCTGGTAGCTGTTGTTAATCTCCTCCGCCGGGTACAGCCCGCCATTCATCACGATGTCATCGACGATCGGGACCGCACCACGAATGACGTAGTGTTCCTGGCCGTTGATGGTTGTCGTTGAAATGTTGGAGGCGTTGATGGCGAGGGATCGGACATGAATGCTCGACAGCTTCATGCGGAGTCCTCTTATTGAATGGCTTTATGTAATTCTCTGACGATGGCTTTTACCTGGCGCACGTTGCCGCGGCCTTGTGACTTGATGACCTTGCGATCGCCCACCTGCTTCATAATTGCTTCAATGCCGCCGATCTTAACGTGCGTGCATGAGATATCGCCAAGTCGCTTTGATTCGAAATAAACACCGCTCATATGGGCCTCATTGGTGGATTTCAGGCATTAAAAAAGGCCGCCTGAGCGACCTTGTTGGTATTCATCAGAGCCCCAATTCTCGGAGCTTATTCAGGTTATGTTCTATTTTCCGTAGCCCATAATCGCCGTGCAATTTCAAACACTCCGCATTGTAGGCAAGGACAGCGTCTTTGAGTTCGATATAGTAGCCAATGTGCTTCTCACTGCCTTCTTTGGCTATTTTAGCCACCCATTTTGCCGTTTTGGTAGGGCTGGTTGGGGTGTACCAGGTGACACCAATAAATCCTGATGTTGAGTCGACCCTGAGAGACTCATTGCTCTTATTATCAGAGCTTGTTACGGCCCGAAGATTTTCCGGTCTATTATCTGAGCGATCGCCATTGATGTGGTCGATAAAGTTGGGCTCATCACCGTTGAGCATCTTCCAAACTATCCGATGCGCCATTACCAACGCGCCGTCCACCTTCACTCTGATATAGCCATCTTTTCGCTTGTAGCCGCAGACGGAACCGCTTTTTACGCGCCCTCTGGACTTTCTTGCCACCAGGTCAGAACCTGATAACTCGAATAGCTCATTTAGCCGATCGGCTGATGGGATGGGAACAACACCATTCTCTGCCGCCGGTAAGCACTTGGTTTTAGCTGCGCACTGTTTGCACGTACCACGATAACCATCAGTGCACCGGTCACTTTTATAGAAATAGGCTAACGGCTTGGTCTCGCCGCATTTCTTGCATGATTTCATTCTAAACCTCGTAGCAGGTTTCGTAGATGATGGGTGCGGCAGGGGCGTCTACGTTCACCCTCTTCGACTGGCCGGTCTAGCCGCACGTCAATTTTACCACTTCACTTTTCGTCAGGCTTCCATTTCTTGCGTTCAGCAGCAAGTTTGTCAGCCAATCCTTCGTTAAATAGGTCACCGCCATCTGTCAGCAAACATGGTATTTGCGAACAATAACAATTCCAACGGTTCCCGTTCTCGGCGTAGAAGTCTCGCACCTCTTCGGTGGTGTAGACCTTGCCGTGACGGCTGGCGTGCCAGGTGCGAGTCGTCGGCTTGAGCGCTGACAGCCACAACAATCCGGTATTCAACCCTAGCCGGTCAGCAGCCCAGTCGGTTTCGTTCCATTGCGCCTGGCGCAGCGCGCCTACCTGCTCTGTCTGAGCAATGGCCTTAGCCTTCGACATGCTCACATCTAGGCGTTTACTAATAACCTGGGCGGTATCTCTTGGTGACACCCCGCGAGCCACCGCATCGGTGATGATGTTGGTCAGATCGCCGCGGGCAGTGTCGCTGATGACCTTCCAGTCGCTGAACGTTGTCAGCCTGGCCGCCGCAACCTGATTAAGGTGACCGGGACTGCTTAAAAGCTGCTGTAGCGTTGTCTGACTGGCGTACACCTGCGACTGCTGCGAGAGGTTGTTGAAGGCCTCCAGCGTGCCGCGCTGCGCTTCTGCGACGACGTAATCCATCGCCCAGAGGTTTTGCTCGCCACCATCCAGCAGATGGTCATCGAGAATAGCCTGCACCGCTTCCAGCAGGTCAGCCAGTTCCTGCGCCGACATGTCGTAGATGAACTTGCCGGCGTTTACCTGGTATAGCCGCATATCCGCGCCGTTGTCGTGGCAAAGGAAATGCCAGTTATGGCTGTTTACCTCGCGCTCACGCCCGGTAAGGCGCTGGTCGAACAGAGCTTTCAGCGAGCGCTTAATGCCGAGATACCGCTCCTCGATATCCCGGAACATCGCGGTTACCTGCTTTGCCGATCGGGTCGGGTCAACCTTGCTGCGCGGAACTATCGGCAGCCCCACCTTTGCCGTCTGTTCTGGTGTCATCGGCCAGTGGATCATCGGTAGTCACCTTCTCATCCGGTTTCGGCGGTTCTTTTGGCTCCGGCAGCGGGTCAAGCCCAACAACTTCGCGCAGCTCATTGGCTGTAATCGGCGGCTCTCCACCATAGAAGCCAGTGGTTTTCTGCACAATGTCGGCCAGCTTAGAAGCGTTCTCGATCTTCTCTTTCTCGCCAGGCGCCAGCAGGTCGCTCCATGAGATGGTTACTTCGCCTTTGGTCGGTGGGTCGATAATCCCAAGCGTCCAGAAGCGTTCCAGCAGCGCGGTGATGCGGTCAGTCAGGAAGCCATTGCGGCGTGTGTTTCGACGGATAGCCCAGTCTGTTTTGTCCTCGTCGCTCGCCAGTCGACCGGTCTGCTGACCGAAGAGGATGGTGAACGGGATCTGTACGGAGGCAGCCAGTTCGTTCGCGGTAACCTCCCAGGTCGGCCCCGGGTCGCCAGGCGTAACGCTCAGAACGTGCATCTGCCCGGCCTGCATCACGGCGGCCGCATCGGTACCGCGGTTAAGCTTGTTGACCTTGTCGCCCATCGCTTCGCCGAGATCGGCATAGCCAGCCTTCTTAGCCTGTTCTGCCAGCGTGGCCATGTCGGTTTCTTTGCTGAACTCGACGGCGATCTGGCGACTGGCGTTCTTAAGGAAGCCTTCAGCGCCACCGCCGGAAATCTTCTCTATATCGAGGCCTTTGTTGAAACCAGCCTCCAGCAGCGGGATGCCAGACAGAACGTTGTCGTCTTCAGATCCTTCGCAGAACAGGATAACGCGGCTCGGGTGTACCGGTTCTCCGCGCATCGGACCGACAAAAGGCTCATCACCAACCGGCTGCTCGTTGAAGTTGAACATCTTCGGCTGCCCGAAATTTTCTGACTGACGGTCGTTATCCCATTCGGCGACAGTTAACTGCGGCTCCCATACCGGGATAAGTTTTACCAACGCTGACTCGCCGAGTGATTTCACCAGCTTGATATCTACTGGCTCATTCCACGACTTATTATCTTTCACCTGCAGCAGCAGCGCGGAGTAGCGTCCAACCATATTGCGGCGATCGGCATCCTTCACCTTCGGCCACAACTTCTTCATGAACTTGGTGACTTTCTTTTCCCAGGCGTTTGTATTCTCCGCCTCCTGCGCTTCATCACCGTCAACAATGACCGGATAGTCCTGCCAGCAACCATCCAGCAGGCGATGCACCACAGCGAAGCCGGCGGCATTGCGGCGGTACATGTTGTAAAAGTCGTTGAAGGTGATAGTTCGCGGGTAGCCAAACTCCTGATATAGCGTAGGTCGTTTCGTATTGCCGCCGCCGATCCCTATTGCATTCAGGTAATTCGCTCGCCTCATTTCAGTGGCGAGGCTGTTCACAGCCAGTTGAAGGCCGTTATCTTGTTCGCTCACTGGCGATGCTCCTTAGAAGAATACTGCGCCGACTTGCGCTTTGTGCTTGATATACCCATCGAGGCCGTACCGGACGCCATCCCAGCAGTGGTTATTTTTGTCTTCAATAACCGGCAGAACTTCACCAGTGATACGGTCTGTTTTGTACGAGTAAAGCCGCGCCTCTTTCGCTGTTTCTTTGCAGCGAGGATGGATGATGATCTTCTTAAACCCACGCAGGCAGGTGATGCCGTCCTCTACGCTACCCTGCCACTTCTGAGCGGCGGAGATATTGAACCCCTGCCCTTTTATGTGGCTGATGGTCTCAGGGCGGGAGTTGTCGGCTTTGATAGGCCATTTACGCGCTTCAGGGATGCCAGGGAATTTAGCCTCATCTGTAACCTTCCAATCGGCAATTTGCTTCGGCGTGGCGTCGGTTTTCCCGGCGTAGAACTTCCACATGTCGTCGAGTTCAACGCCGTTTCCGTAAGCCTCGTATTCGATGTAGAGGTTGTTATCCAGGATAAACATGCGAATAAGCGTGCTGGGGTCTTTTGCGAATCCGAAGTCGGCGCCGAACAACAAGCGCTCTGATTTCTGCCAGAGATCGTCTTCGAAGCTCTGCACGACGTATTTGTTTGCCAGCACCTGCTTGTCGGAGTTTTCGAGGTAAGCGCCTTCCCAGATCCACGCATAGTCTGCGTAATCGAGGTTTGCCAGGTCTTCCTGCCTCTCCTCCTCGAGCACCGCAGGGAACCATGGATTGTCCACATAGTTCATCTCGACAATCATCGAGCTTTTTGGCGGGTTCTTTCTGAAGAGCTTATCGGTGGCGCTGCCGTCCTTCTCCGGGTTCCAGGTGACCCAAATCTCTGAGCCTTCTTCTCGAACTGTCGGGCGAAGCTTTTTCCATGCAGTAGCGGATACCGATTCGGCCTCATCAACCCAGGCTACAAGAATTCGCGCTTTGGATTTGATGCTGTCGAGGTTATGGCGAAGACCACAGAATACGTAGCTGACTCTGCGGTTCTTCGTCCGGATGTATTTCTCGCCGATGTCGAAGTAATCATCAAGCCATGGAACGGAGCGAATGGCCTGCTTGACCTCCTCCATGGAGGACTCTTCAAGCGAGTTCATGTATTCGCGTGCACAGAGGATCACGCCGCTGATATTGGCCTCTGCAGCCTGGTACGCTTTAACGGCGGTCATTAGTGCAAACGTGCGCGTCTTTGCGGAACCGCGCCCACCATGAGCCCCACGATAACGAATGCCTTCTGTCGCGAATACGGGTACTAATTTGGCGGGTATCTGGAGGTCAACTTGGCTTTCCATTGGCTGGGTCAACTCCTACCAGGCGAATTGTCGTCGGTCTCGGTGACATGCTGCCGTCCGGGCTGGTGTGCTCGACCTTCTGTTTGTTGCTGTACGCGTCGCCTACCTCTTTAGCGGCCTGCTCCATCAGAGAGGCGGCAAGTGCCATGTTTCGCATCTTCTCGGCGCTGGTCATCATCCGGTTGAGCGCGCGAAGACGATAAGCTTTGTTGGCGATCGGGATGTCGCTTAATTCGGTCTGGAACCGGGTGCGAGTCGCGTTGAACAGGTCGATCCATTTCTGACCAAGATTCTTCGCAATCGCCTTGGTGGGATCATATGAGGATACTTGCTGGATACTTATGTCCAGACCGAATTCCTGTTTCACCTGAGAAGCAATTTGCGTTGGGGTGTCAAAGCAGGCTAAAGCCTGAACTATAAAGGCCTTAACCTCCGGTGATAATGCAGCCATTGGTCGCCTCCATAGCTAACTTAATATAACAATTAAGCCAGTTTCAGCATGCACGTTCCGCACGATCTGGCGATATCGAGGTGAGCGACTTCCGCTGGCGCATTGGCCGCGTCCACCAGCTCCTGCACTTCTTTGCTGGCACCGTAACGGCGTACGACACCAACGAACTCTTCGACGTCGTGGCCGCGCAGTGTAAGTACTGGCTGCCCGGTCTCTTTGTTGAACTTTGGCGCGCCGAAATCATCGATGGCCTGGGCGATATGGTAAAGCTCATGCTCCACCAGCGCGCAAAACTCGAGGTCGCTGCACTGTGAGCAATAATCAGCTGCCAGGGTGATGATGTATTTCGGGACGCGTCCGAACCATTCATACATCTGCTGCTCCATTCGGGCCTTTTGCCAGCCACCAGCACGCAGCATTACCTGCTCAGCCTGACCGAGCACATAACGCCCTTTCTTCGCGAACGAATCGGACGCCCACATGAAGCAGAGATCCGCATCAATCAGGTGGGAATGGTCTGGGTTATGAATGTTGCCGGTATCGCTGAGGATTTGGCGGTTTATCCACTCATGCACTTCGTTTGCGGGGATCAGTCTGGTGTAGGGCTGCCAGTTATCGGTGCTGATGAAGTTAACCGGTGGATATGGCCTGCGCTCGTCATCGTTCGCCATGTGTCACTCCGTTATCTCTTTACAGGCTGTACCTTCACCTGCTGACTGATGCCATGCTTCACGATGAACGCAGACACCTTTTCGTAATCAGGCTCTCGGCCCATCATCAGGCAGAACAGGGTCAGCGTTTTGATGTAGACCGGCAACCACCACTTGGCTTTGAGCTCGACTGACAGCTTGCAAATTGCCATTGGTCACTCCATTTATCCCCTACAGGGCATATTCTTGATTTATCCGCTCAGGGGGATATCCATTAGCAAGCGCCCAGAGAAGGACGCTTTGGAATGGCTGCCCGGCCGACGCAATTTTGCGTTGGCTAACCTGCTTTCGCTTCCATCAGCGTGACCATGTCAGGATCCATCTGACTGACGATCCGCTCACGAGCGCAGTTGAGCAGCTTCTTGCGGCCGCCAACTCCCCACTTATTCATCGCCCGGGCGCAGGCGCTTACCTCTTTGGTCTCATTGGCGATAAGAAGGTCAAGACGATTGAGGCGAGACATATTGGTGATGCCGCTGAGTACAGCTTCCCGGAAGGTGTTGTATACACGGATTTCAAATTTCGGGCTCAGCCACGCCGCATATCGAATCGCGAGCAATTCCAGCCCCCAAACGCCTGATTCCGTACCACCCTTAATCACCCGGGTCGAAGCTATTTTTGTAGCTTCGGTCAGTTCTGCGGCAAAGCGCCTTACCTGCGCGCTTTTGATGAAGTTACTTGGGCGCTGCGACTCAGTGGCCTCACCATTTAAGACTGCTGCCGCATGCAGGTCGTTGAGGTTATACCGGCCGTCGCCATCGACTCTGACGGACACGCCGTTTACTGCAACTGTAGGGTATGTCATTGCGGTTTACCTTTTAGAAAGTGAGCCTGTTCGCACAGAAAAGCCGCCCCGAGATGGTCGCCACCATATACGGCAGTTCTCAGGCTCAGCTTTCTGAAAGACTCGGGATTGTTATGCGCTGCGATGCGCGGTTTACTGCGGACATAAAAAAGCCCGACCGAAGTCAGGCTCTGTTATTTGGGTAACGAATCATTTAAGACACTGCTCTTTGATGTAGTCCTGCAGGTAGCCGACCTGCTTCGTCACTGTGGCGATTCGCTCTCTGAGGGTGAAATAATCCCGTTCAGCGGAGTCTGTAAGTCGGGGGCTGGTTCCATCGCCCACGCCGCCGGAGTTGGACGATCCGTCATTGGCGCAGGTGGCGTTGAGTTGCAGCCTACGCTTACCAGCAGCAACATCGCGTTCAAGCTGATCAATAATGGCCTGTGCATGTGCCAGTTCTCCGGTGTATTTGGCATCCAGTGCAGCAACATCACGCTGACGCGTTTGCATGTCGGTGATGGTGGCTTTTGCCAGTGACAGGCTCTGCTCAGCATCGTCAGCGCGTTTCTTCTCACCCTTATAGCTGAAGTACGAGAACCACGACGCCAGCGCCAGCAGGAGAATCACTCCCGGCACAATCAGCGACTTCAGGCTGATGTTCATGCGGGGATCTCAACGTGAGGCGCGTCGATGAATTTGGTTTCGATGGGCAGCGCCGGGTCATTCTTCCAGTTGATGCCGAAGCGGAGTTTCAGGCCCTGCTCGTCAGCTGCCTGCTTAACCGCTTTGAGCAGAGGATGGAACTCTTCAATCTTCCAGGTGGTGTTAACCGGGATGATGTCGACGGCATGACCGGTCAGGTGACGGCTGTTCATCGTCTGAGATTTACCGGTGGCGACCATCTCTTTCTGCCGGGCCTGCGTTCTCAGCCCTTCGATGACGATGAAGTCTACCGGTGTGATTTCCAGCGCCCGGCGGATCACTTTCACCAGGTCAGGATTTACGCCTTTAAGGTTGTTCTCACTGCGCTGTGAGAATTTGAAGTTATTGGTTTGCATTTTTCATCCCCGTCAGGCGTTCCCAGAAATAAGTCAGCGCAACAGAACCCATGGCGCCACTAACTCCAGCTGCCGCCAGAATCATATAAAGGCTCAGGCCACTTTCTACGCTGACAAGTCCACCAATCACGCCGGTAAAGCCAGAAACGGCTATCTGAGCCAGCGCATTGATCCAACTCCAGGTCGCTTTGTTCTGTTTAACGTCGATCAGGTAACGCACAAGGCCGCCCCAACAGGCGAGCACAAGGACGACGATCCAGGAAAGACCGGCAATGCTCTCTTTATCTTGCATACGTTTAGCCATATCACCTCCGAAAGAACGGGGTGCTGTTTGTAGTAAGGGATCAGGCCCTCGGGACGATTTAACAAGTAGGCATGTCGAGGATGGTTCCCGGAGCCTGAAATAAAAAAGCCCGCGACAGGCGGGCAATATGGGGGTAAGGCAATGTCGGCTCGTTGGCCCAAGGGTCCCAGGCAGTGGGTTCTGGTGCCGGACAAAGGAATCGAACCTCTGACGCGCAGCTTACAAGGCTGCCGTTCTGCCACTGAACTAGACCGGCGAATTTGGCGGGACAGGAAGGATTCGAACCTTCGACCATTCGGTTAACAGCCGAACGCACAACCGCTGTGCTTCTGACCCTGAAACGAAAAAGCCCCGGCGGGATGCCAGGGCTCATTTTACAAACTGGATAGTGACTATCATCTTCATGCCGCCGATGTAATTTAGGCAGCATATCAAAGTAGACTCAAATATGGCTCATTTAATTGACTTTTGCAAGCCTGAAGTGATTGGCGATTCGGAATGCTATATCTGCCCGCCTAACGTCATCGTAGAGGCCCAAGTAAACCCTTTTACCAGATACCATTATTTGAGCTTGCCATTTATTGGCAGATTTATTGAAGTAAACGCCCTTACTACCGGAAGAATTGTTTTTATATTCTCCAGTATTAAGAGCGTTCAATGTTCTTGACGCCTCTCTAAGATTTTCGATGCGATTATCATCCCTAATGCGGTTTATGTGATCTATCTCTCCTTCTGGTACATAACCATGCACATATAGCCATGCAAGACGATGAGCAAGATAGAATCTCCCATAAAGACAAATCCTTACATACCCACTATTATTTTTGTGACCGGCCAGCGTTCCTATCATTATCCCTTGCCTTCTTAATTTCCACGTAAATAGCCCAGTGGATGCATCATATGAGAGCAGTTTTTTCAGCTCAAATTGAGTAATTTCCGTCATGATGCAAACTCCATATGAGTCGCCTTTTGTTGTGATCGTGTTCTCACAGTGCAGAGAAGAGAATCGCCATCAAGCCGCTTAAAGATGGCGCACATGGCCCGCCAGTAATCGGCGTAGTTATGGCACCAGTTATCAGGTTTAACGCCGCACAGGGCCGCCAGGTCCTGGTGCTGATACACATCCTTGCCCGCCAGTTCTGCCTTCACGTCCTGCGCCGCAAGCCAGATAAGCTTCTTCAGTCGCTCCAGCGTCTTGCCGGCCACCTTCTTCGCGCCGAGCTGCTCCCGGAACTCAGCCCACGCCCACTGAGTTATCGCCACCTGGTACTCAAAGCGGATATTCTCGCTGTAGTTCCACAGCAGCCACGCTTTCTGATGGTCTTCAAGCGACAGAACAGCGCGGCGCCATGAGGCGGTAACAAACTCAACCGGTCCCACCAGCGCGATAGACGATCCCTTGGCGCGGGACTGATTTCCACTCATCGCCTGGCCGTCCGGATTAACTTTCCGGCCGGTTACCGGGTCAGTGACTTTCTTCCGGCCCCGGCTGCGCGCCGTAGCGGTGAATTGCGCGTTCTCGGCGAAGGCCACCAGTTGCCCTTTCGTCGCCCCGCTCAGATCTGCGGTCGCCACAATGAGCTGCTGACGTACGTATTCCAGTTGCTGATTGTTCATTGTGCGGCTCCTGCAGGGTGATAGATGCGAACGAAGTTACGGAGAATTCGGTAATCCACCAGCACGGAACCCGGGCGGCGGTAAATCCGGAGGCGCTGCCAGCGCGCTCGGAGTATCTCGATCGTTTCTGGCTTCATGCTGCCTCCTGCTGTTTCAATGCGCGAAGGTCTTGCCGCGGGCGATGAGGTATTCGCTGATTTCCGTATACCACATGTGGCTGAGCGCGTTCTGCGACAGACTGCGTTTCTCGCGCCACGGCTTAACCTGAAGGCGGAAGCATTGCCCTGCATCCAACAATGGCTGAATCTGCTGGCCGATGGCTGCGAAGTTGCCGCGATGGAGTTTGATGCCGTCTACTGGCAGAGTCATGCGGCCTCCTTAACGGAAACCGCAGAATGCAGAAAATCGCAGGTGCATTTCTGCATCTGTGACAATGTGAGAAGTTCAGATTGTGGTCGCATTTAAGTCCCCTTAAATGCGAAGAAGTCACCGGAGTTGTTCAGGCTCCGATGACTTAATTATGGATGGATGATTATTGGAAATCAAACGTTGCTTGACGTTTAACTCACCATGGCAACAAGCACATGCCAACCAGCATTGACAGAGCGAACATAACCAGAATCACCAACATCACTGCGTCGAATGGGTTAGGCGTCATCGCTTGTCCCTTTTCAGTTTGGCGATCTGGTTGTTCCACGCGTCAATATCCTCCTGGATAAGTTTTCCTTTCCCTTTGCATAGCTCGCATTTTGTCAGCAACCCAAAGCACTCAGGGCACTTAACAAATGGACCAGCCTTTCTCTTCCATGAAAGCATGCAAGCATTGATGATTATCTTGTTTAAACTCTCCATCACTTCACCTCCTGCTGCGGTGCTGCTGGCAGCGGCATCCAGTGGGTTGGCTTGCAGTAGCAATCAAAGCCGTGTCCGTGTGCTGACCCGCCAACGTACGTTGCCATCCTGATTAATGGATCATTACTTTCCGGCGCGTCTGGACGGTACGCCAACACTTTTTCTCCTGCGGAAGGCATCCGCTCAACGCAAGCCACCCAACCATCCTGAATCACCGGAGAGTTGAGTTGTTCGGAATTACCGAACGACTGAAGCATGGCTGCGCGATAGGCGTTCCAGCCGACAGCTTTTCCGTGTTCAAACGAGCTGTCAAAGTCATCATCCATTTCCATCGCAGCGGGCACATATACCGGCGCTGGCGGGGCGGTGTATAGCGGTACGGCATCTTCATGAAAAGATGGGTGGTACCCACACGGACCTTTCTTGAACGTACCAACAGGCTCCGCTTCGAGCGATGCCAGCGCGATACGCGCCAGCTCAGCTGCTTCGTCATCCTGAACGCAAACCCATGCGTTTCCAGATGCTAATTGTTCCAGACGTTCTTTGGAAATAGTGCTCATGATGCCTCTCCTTTACCGGCTGCGGCGCGTTCACGCAAATCGCTTACATACTCAACCAGTGAGCCGCCGGCAGGTATTTCGCACTCCTCGACCAACTGGAAATAGATATCGGCCGCAGCACGGGTATTACTGTGCTTCGCGTCACCCATCTCGCCTTCACGAAGAGCATCGCGTTCGGCGGTAAGATTGGCTATTTGAACGTCCTTGGCATCCAGCTCATCCAGCAGCGCCAGCACGGTGGCGGGGTTTGCTGCAGCGATGAATGAAGCGTCGTTATCATTTCTCCAGTGAGATAAGTTTCCAGTATCTTCATGGCGAATTGCTTTCCCCATCTGTTCACCATCAGTAACAAAAACAATCATCGTGTTGTCATTGTGGTGCGCTACCATCGCCATTCCATGACTATCAATCCACCAATTTCCAGGCGTAGCCTTCTCCGCCGCTTCACGTAATGCGCGTTTGTCGATGTTGCTCATTTGGCGGCCTCCCACTTTTCAGCCTTTAGCACCATGCGAGAACCATCATCAAGCTCCCAGCCTATTTCACCACCCTCAGCCATAACGAGCTGCCAAACCAATTGCGCGGCTTCATTTGTCACGTCACGACCCCTATCGTTACCTACGCGCAGACGCCCGCCACCATCCAAATCGCGCATTTTTGCCAACTGGATTGTTTTCGTCAGCGGGGAAAATCCGAGCTGAAGTTTTGCTGTATTGCTCATGCCTGCACTCCTTTGCGAAGCTGGGCGGCGAAGTCACCGCAGATAGTTGCTGCTTCATCAAGCCCGACCATTTCATCCTGATAGCAATTAACAATTGCGTTGCTAATTTTCAGGCAAACTTCATCTACTGCGGCGGCCCGCACTTCAGCCAGGAAAGCGTCCGTCGCCGGGCAGATTGTTTTGAGCTCTTCCTCACAGGCGTCGATAGAGTCATGAAAAATCTCTCCATGCTCCTCAAACAGGCGGTCATCGGTTGCATTGGCCCAACTCCTTGCCAAATCCTTCAGCCCCGCACTCTCCGAAGCCAGCGCCGCGAATGTGGCTTCAACCACGTTAAGCAATGTCGTAATTTCTTCCGGTGACATGTGCTCACCACACTCTGCATTCATCCTGGCGTTTTTAATCAGATCTTCGTATCTTTTGCTCATACCCCTATTCTCCCCCAAACCATCAATACTCGCTTCATAGCCGCACTGTTGCGGCACTCCTGAAATATTCCGTTGGTGCAGCTGCGCGCGGTGCCATCCTGTTCTTCTGGCGTCGCCAGGCGATAAGTCACCGTTCTCCAGACCTTGCTCACCCGGACAATCTTGCGGGCCCGCTCCAGATCGATAGCGTTCTTCGTGATGCAGTTGATAGTCATGCCGCACTCTGTGGCCACATCCTTCGCCGTGAAGGTCCGGTGCGTTTCGAGATAACGCAGAATTGCCTGTTTGCCTTTCATCAGAAGCCCCCTTTCTTTTTCGGCTGCTGCTCGCGCCCGCGGCGTTCTGCGGCGGCGGCCTGCTGGTCTGTGTCGTAAATTGCCCCGTTGATCTGGTTGCAATAAACCGTACCGGTACTGCCATGGCGGTTGAGCCGCAGGATTAACTCAGTTTCGCCCGGCGGCACGCTTTCATCGAAAGCACCTTCCCGGTGGATACCAACCCAGTAGTCGCAGTCCTGCTCAATCTGTCCTGTGTCGCGGGAATCGCTCGGTAACGGGCGTTTATTCACTCGCTTCTCCAGTTCGCGGTTGAGCTGAGTCAGCAGCACGACGACGCAGCCAAGCTCTTTGGCCAGGTTCTTCAACCCTTTGGTGATCATCCCGTAGGCCAGGTCATTACGGTCTGCTTTTTCGGCGGTCATCAGCGTCAAGTAGTCAACCAGAATCATGCCTACGCAGCCTTTCTCGCGCTTAATTCGACGGCATTCGGTAACGATATGCGCAAGTGACAGGCCGGGAGTGTCGTCGATGTACAGCATGTCGATTTCACTCAGTCGGCCAGCTGTAGCGATCGCCTTCTTAAAGTCGCCGTCGTAGTCTCCCTGGTACTGATCATCGGCGTCATCCGTGGCGGGCATGTAAAAAATGCTCGGATTTACGCCGGACTTCTGACCAACCAACTTTTCAAGGATCTGATCGCATGGCATTTCAAGGCTGAACATCAGCGCTGGCTTTTTCTCACGAACTGCGCAGTTGATCGCCATCTGCCCGTACAGGGTGGTGTTGTGGGTCACGATATAGTCATCTGTGACATAGAGGTGCCGGGGGTGAGACACCATAATGCAAAGGCACTCTTCCGGATCAATCTCGATAACTGATTTAATCCCAATACCACGGTTTCCAAGACGGTTCACACCAAGGTTTGCACGGATCCTCGGTGACTTAATGTGTTCAAGAATTTCATCAGGCAGCTTCATGCTGACCATTTGCGCATCTAAGCCCTGAAGAGCTTCTCCCTTGTAGGTGTATGAAATATCGGTGCGCGTTGTTTCCCTGGCTGTTCCACCGAGAGAATGAACAAGCTTTACCACCCCTTGCGAAAGCTTCTTGCTGGCCGAAGAGAATCTAATGCAGCCGAATTTTTCAACCCAGCCATCAGTCTCGAGCAGTCCAACCAATACGCCGATCCGCGTGGCTTTTCCTGCACTGAAAATAGACTCTGGGATTTCTTTATCCTGCGCAGTTTTCCCCACCAAGCCGTACTCTCTCAATCTCTCAAGGAGAGGGTTTTTACACCCACGATGATGCGTTACCGTGTAATCATTCCCGCCAACATGGCGGAGGTTCAGTGGAAATACGCTGGCCGCCATGCGAGACAGAACGTAGTCTTCTGAGTTAGTGAATTTGACGCTTTTGGTTAAAGAACCATCGCCAAGGAGAGCACCTAACACCCACCCGTCGACGTGATCGGTTGATGAGCCAAAATCACCTGACAGCGATGGAATGCGCAGCCTTCCTTGATACCTAACCCTCTGAAGCATCGCTTCTAACTTTTCCGTATCCACTACACGATCACCTTCAAATTTCGACGAGCTTATCTCCCAAAGGTGAGAGTCGGCCGCCTTAACGGTGCGCCCATCCTCAAAAGTGACTTGATACATTTTGCGGACTCCCTGAGGAAATACCCCAGTAACCATTGAGGCGTGGCCATCAACAGATGCAACTTGTTGACCCACTTTGATTTCCCCATGCGTTGTCCAAGACCCGTCCTGCAAAAGAATTTTTGCGTCCAAGGCCATTGCTTTCCCCATCTTTGGCCTTGCGCCAATCACGAACAGAGAGCCTTTAACCAGACCTTTCGGCGCCAGCAGTCGGTCGAGTGACTGGATGCCGGTACTCATGCCACGCTGTTCGCCTGAAGGGTCGAAACGCTTCTCCAGATCCGCCACCCAGTCATCCATAACCTCGCCGAACGACCGCAACCCACGGCGACTGCCGGTTTTTGAATGGTCTGCGAGCTGGGTGAAAATACCCTGAATGGCCTCGTACTTCTGCGTGGCACTCATGCCGTTGCGGGAATACAGCAGCTCAGTAGCTTCGGTCAGTCGGCTGATGCCATAGCGCTCCATTGCGGCTTCCCGTACAGAGGCGGCGTATGCCACGATGTTTGCAGCGCTGGGAGTGTTCTTGGCGATCTCCGCAAGGTAAGCAAAGCCACCTACCTGCTCCGCGAGCCCTTTGCCTTCCAACGCGTCGAACAATGTCAGACCATCGACTGGCTTGTTGTCGCGGAACATCTGGCGCATCTCGGCAAAGATCATCTGGTGAGGTCGGCTGTAGAACGACTCAGGCTTGAGCATCGCCAGAACCTTCTGGACTCGCTCGCTGTTGTCATCATCCAGCAGCAGGCCACCGATAACGCTCTGCTCTGCTTCGAGGTTTTGTGGTACAGCCATGAAATCAGCGGTCATCACGATCCCCCTCGCGCACTTCTATGTAGAGCTTTTCGGTCAGGAACTTATCGAATTTCATGCGGCGCCAGGTCTTCCCGGATTTCTGGTCTGGTCGGTCTTCAAGCATCCAGCGGCAGTTCTGAGCGATGTAGCGCAGATAGCTTCTGAAACCGTCCATATCCATCGGCTTGCCGTCCAGGTTGCGGGCAATCTTGTTAGCCTTACCCCAGAAGGTGCGGATTAGATTGCGTCGCTCATCAGTGAGGCATCTCCATCCCCGGGCTTCAGGCAGTTCGTCTTTCAGGCATTGCCATACTTCATCGCATGACAAACGGGACTTTTTCTCTTCAGCGGGTTTCTGGTCATTTGCGACATACTTACTACCGTTAGGTAGTAAGTTATTTAATATATTGTTATCTGTGGACACTGGCTGGACATCGGCTGGACACTCCACCTCCACAGGCATTGGTACGACTGCGTTTGGGCTGGACACCGGCTGGACATCGGCTGGACAAAAATTTGACTGATATTCGTCATATTTGACCACTTTTAGAACAGTAAAACGGTTGTTCGATTTGGTGGTGATCATGCCCAGGTTCTGGAATTTACGGAGCAGTGATTTAACGCGATCAGCGGTCAAACCCGTTTCCATTGCCAGCGTGTTTCGCCCGGTAATGAACTCTCCGCGTTCGCAGATCACATCGCCGACATCAGTCGATACCAGTGTCTGTTCGTGATTAGCGCGCAGTAGCAGGTGAACCCATAAATGAGCCGCCTCAGCGTCCTTGTAGAACGGCACATCCATAATTTTACGGTGCAGCAAGGCAAACCCCTTACCGTCATTCGTGCGCGGTTTCTGGAGCCTTCTGGCCTCTCTGGCTTCGGCTAAATTAGATACGTTACCCACGGCCACTCTCCTTACGTTTCAGTTCTTCCAGAATGGCGCGCATCTTCTCTGCCACAATCGGGTTAACCGAGCGGATGAAGCGGTCGCGGGTTATGTTTTTATGTACAGCGGTATGGTAATAGCGTGGATTTTTTGCCATTATTCCTCCTGCAACTACTCTCGTTTTTGCACCTGAAAGCCGTTGGTGTTCGAGCACCGCGGCTTTCGCCATTTCTGCGTTCATGCTTCAAAATCTCCCTTCACTCCATCCCTGTTCGAAATCAGGATGGCCAGCAGCAGCGACATGTTCGGTACCAGGTTCTCCCGCCACCGGCTGACTGTGGATTTGTTGATGCCAGCTACTTCGGCTATCCGGGCGGTACCCAGATCAGCGATTTGACGCTGCACCCAACTCTCAATTCGTCGCGCCTCCGCTTTGTTGCGTGTCGTTAAGGTTTCCATTTGCGATACTTCCTCTGATTTAATTGGTTGTGGCCGCCGGTCAGGCGGCTGTGTTATTCGCCCCGAGTAACTGGGCGAGATCCGGGCGGATATCTGCTGGCTTAACTTTGCCGTTGGTTGCAGTGACAATTTTCATTACGTAGCGAGCATCAATGCCGCCACCGTGCAACCAGCGCCAAACCGTCGGTTGCGCCACTCCGCACAGGTCGGCCAATTTCTTCTGGCTACCAGCGATATCAATGGCCCGCTGGATGGTTTTGTTCGTCATATTCCAATTCCTATGAGTATTGGTGTGAATTGATAATAGCAATGCGTATTGGTTTAAGCAATAGCTAAACGTGTTTTGACCATCAATACGCAAGCGTATAAATTTAAACTCATGAAAAAAGAAACTCTTGCAGAACGCCTGAATCAGGCAATGGAACTATCTGGCATGTCTCAGGGCGCTTTGGCTAAAGCGTCTGGCGTTGCTCAGCCTACAATCTGGAGGCTGACCAGCGGCAATGCGCGAGGCTCAACTAAAATCGTTGAGATCGCCAATGCGCTTGGCGTTCGCTCTGAGTGGCTTTCAACCGGAGTTGGACCGATGCGTGACGATGGTCAAATGCCCGCAATTTCGCAGCCAAAAACAGAGCTGGCACCTACTGACACATTCCGCATTGAAGCGCTAGACTTTTACGTGAGCGCTGGGCCAGGAGCCATCAACAGCGAATTTGTAGAGGTGCTTAGATCCGTGGAATATTCAGTCGAAGACGCTCGCCGGATGTTCAATGGCAGAAAGGCTGAGCAGATCAGAATCATCAATGTCCGCGGTGACAGCATGTCCGGGACCATCGAGCCAGGCGACTTGCTGTTCGTCGACATCAGCGTCCAGCACTTTGATGGCGATGGAATCTACGCCTTCATCTACGATGACACGTCCCACGTGAAACGCCTGCAGAAGATGAAAGATAAGCTGCTGGTAATATCAGACAACCAAACCTATCGCCCCTGGGAGCCGATCGAAAAAGAAGAGATGAATAGAATCTTCGTATTCGGCAAGGTGATTGGTAGCATGCCGCAGACGTACAGGAAGCATGGTTAGCCAACCAGTGGCCTGATGAGGTGTTTGGGTGATGAGAGAATATCTGATAGTAGGCGTGGTTACTTTGCTCTCGGTTGTTGCGATCGTGCTTATGGTGGCCTGATGAGACTTTTGGATAGAGACGAAGCTGCGGCTGGTGTGATAGTGATCATCATTCTCAGTGATTGATGAAAATCATCATAAAGTTTGTGTTCATTCTACCGATTTTATGTATATTCATAATGTGCGCGCGATATAGAGATGTTTCCAGTCAAAGTCAATTAATACATTGCTAAATCGTGCTTATTGAGCGGAAATCGTCCAATTCGCATTGAAAAACGGTTGGAGAGATCCTATATAAGGAGTATAGTTAGTGACCCAAAACGTACTGCCAATCAATCAGCGCCTCCACGATCAGGCTGTTGATGAGTTCAATCGCCTGCATGGAACAATGATTGGCGAAATTAGCGCAATGTTGAAAACCGCTAAAGTGGCACCTCTGGTAGACCTTCGCAAGAAGGATCCAACGTTTTCAAATGTTGTCGCAGAATTGAGAATGTTCCGAGATGTGTGTTGTGCCCTTGCGCCGCACTTTCTCGTGGACAAAACTGGCGAAATCGCTGACATCGACAAGTTACTAACACTGGCTAATGACCTGGCTCAAGCCATCGACGCTGATGACCCTGACGCACTATGCGCAGCTATAGCAGCCCTTGATGTAGAGCCTTATATTTAATGAGGGGATCAAAATGACTAAAGAGTTTGACTATGCTACCGTAAGTAAGCTTTTGGCTGAAATGCGCGGATGTGTAGAGCGCGTTCAAAATCTACGCCGCGACTTTGAAGCTCGAATCAGTCATTCACAAAAAGCTGCCTGATTTTTAAATCAGATTTGTAAAGACCCGGCCACCGAGCCGGGTTTTTTATTGCCCACCCATAAAGCTATCCGCCATTCTGCCGATAACTATTCAGCCTGAAGCTGATAACAATAACTATCGCAACACTACCTGCCCGCCCGTGCGGGCTTTTTTATTGCCCTTTCCGCACTATCTCAGCTGCATCCCTGTTCACACCCTTACCTATCACGTTTCCCGTTTCCTTCCGGTACCGTTCCAGCTTGTCGATGATGTTTTGCTGGGTCATGGGTAAATCAGCCAGTGACAACTCCATGACCGCCCGCCCCATGGCGTGAACCATCATGTTCACTCTTTCTTCATCCAAGTCCATTACCCACTCCTTTTTGATGTTTTTTTCAGCATATCACGCAAGCTTTACAAAAATAAATTCCTTTAGCTATCAACGAATTAATAGCAATTGCTATTATTTAATATCAATACGTATTGCTATAAACAATACTCATCGCTATTATCAACTCATCGAAACGAAACATCGACAGCTGAGCGAAGTTAGCCAGCGGCGGACAGCAAGTCGCCTGCTTTTTAACAACATGCAAAGTCGGAACAGCACTCGGTAATCCTGTTTAGACCCCAACGCAAATGTGCGGCGTAGCACCGGGCGCGATCCGGTCGGTGTGAGGCTACCCCCTCGCGAGAGCGATAAAGGCGTGAGAACGGGAAACACGGATGGGATGAGAGGTGCGAAGCGCAAACAGATTTATTCCAGTCCATTCGAAGTTGAGTGGGCTGGGCTGAATCACAGAGTCTTTCACGCCCGATTGGGCAACACGTTCAAATGGCTAGCCGCTGCCACCCTTTTCGACGCGGCGCACCGTATCGGAGGAGTTATGTAACAGGTAACAGTGACGACTGAAAACCAACATCGAGGAATAACTTACAGCTCCAAACAGGAAGAACATGCAAAGCCTGCTCATCCTGTCCCTATTGCTAACGGTATGGCTTAGCCGTAACGCAAGAACGCAGCGAGAACCTTCAGAAAGAAAGCAGATCGCTATCTCAACCAGCTTAACGCGTTCAAGTAGCGCAGAGGCACATCATTTCAGGTGATGGGTTGTGGGGACATATAAATCTGATTTAAGCCCGGTCGCCCATGCCGATTCATGGGCAGTTATACCTCAGTCGCTTCACCGAGGCGGCTTAGTTATGACAACCAGCGGCCACCCACCGCCCATTAGCGAAGAAGTCTTGTATTAACCGTTCCGTTCGCCGCGATAAGGCCAAGAGGATTTATGACAGTCACCCACAACGGCAAGCAGTACACCGCCAAAAAGCTTAACGATAACGAGTGGCAGCTGACGTCGGTATCGGCACCGCGCGACAAGCTGACTCTGAACCGCTGGCAGATGCATATCGCTGGCCTCCTGGAACAGGTTGAGGTGAAGGTATGATTGGAATGCACTACGGCACCGCATCAGTGCCACGTAGCGAGGTTTTACCGGGCACAATGCTGCAACACCACGGCAAAACTTATCGCGCCTCTGCGAACGTTGAGAAAGGCCTGTACGCCTTCAACATCTTCGAAAAAACCATCATCAAAAGTGATTCCGTCGTTGTGCTGCTGAATGAGCGCGGCGAGCCGATGGTTCACTGATATTAACCACCCTATTCAAACGATTGGCCTGGACTAACCGGGAGGCATTGCCGTGCTTTCAATTCAGAGGTTAAAGGAGTTATTTCACTACGACGCAGAGACTGGGATTTTCACCAGGCTAAAAACTGCCGGCGGCATGGTTACCGGCTCTATAGCTGGGTCGTTAAACCCTATGGGTTATCTTCGAGTATCTATCGACCACGAAAGATATTTATGCCATCGACTGGCATGGCTTTATTCATATGGTTCGTGGCCTGAGCATGAAATAGACCACATAAACGGCATAAGAACTGACAACAGGCTATGCAACCTCAGGGACGTTCCTCACTGCATTAATCAGCTAAATAAGCTCGCTCCAAAAAACAACACAAGCGGCGTCAAAGGCATTTATTGGAATAAGAAAGATAAACGCTGGCACGCGCGCTGCTCTATCGACGGCAAAAAATACCACCTTGGCAATTTCACCGACCTTAATGAGGCCAGGGCCGTTGTCGTTGCAGCAAGAGAGCGCATGCACGGCAAGCATGCCGTTCATGAAGAAAGAAAACCGGAGAATTTATGAACGCATACCTCACTTACGACCGAATCGAAGATCGGCGGTGGGTTGAGCAGCAGCTCACCGACGAGAAAGAGAAGTGGATCGACGACCGGGCTCAGCAAATCATCGACATGATGCCAAAAGAGCCGTCCGGCCTCTTCCACTTCACGGTCCCGATTGACTCCAGCCCATACGAAGGACTTCGCAGCGATAAAGCTGGCGAGGCCTACAACGATTTCATTTCGGCAGTTGCTTACGCCCAGGCGGAATACGACTGGGAACACCGTACCGGCTGCCCGTTCTGAATACTGAGGATTGAACAATGGCATTATTCCAACGCGCCACCAATACACAGGCTTTTCTCAAGGCCGGAATTATGGGTTTTGCCGGTGACGGCAAGACCTACACAGCCAGCGAGTTAGCAATTGGCCTTGTGCTGCTGATGCGACAGCGTGGTATTGCGGCAGGTGATCGACCGGTCATGTTCCTTGATACAGAAACAGGTTCTGACTGGGTTAAGCCAAGATTTGACGCTGAAAACATCGAACTGTTTACTGCAAAAACCCGCTCATTCGTCGATCTTCTTGAAGCTGTCAACGAAGCAGAAGCCAATGGCTCTGTGATGATTATTGACTCCATTAGCCACTTTTGGACGGGGTTATGCGACGAATACGCCAAACGACGCAATCGCAAGCGCGGGCTTGAGTTCTCGGACTGGGCATGGCTCAAGCAGGAATGGCGGCGGTTTACAGACAGATTTGTTAACAGCCAGGCGCATATCATCATGTGCGGCCGAGCCGGGTATGAATACGACTTCTTTGAAGGCGATGACGGCAAGAAACAACTGGCTAAAACCGGTGTGAAAATGAAGGCCGAAACCGAAACCGGATATGAGCCTTCCATCCTGATTCAGATGGAAAAGCAGATGAATATCGAAACCGGTCAGGTTTGGCGTACTGCTCGTGTTTTGAAAGATCGCTCAACTCGCATTGATGGCCAGGTCTTTTCAAACCCGACATTCAAAAACTTCCTGCCTCACATTGAATTTCTGAACCTTGGCGGAACACATTTAGGCGTTGATACATCTCGCGATAACGGCGTTCTGTTTGCCGATGATGGAGTTCCTGCATGGCAAAAAGAGAAGCGCGCGAAAGAAATCGCGCTGGATGAAATAGTCGAGTTGCTGAACAAGTATCACGGCGGAACGACAAACGACGCCAAGCGAGCAAAATCCAACCTTCTTGAGAAGGTTTTTGCCTCTCGCTCATGGGAAAGAATCAAGGGAATGGACTGGCCTACCATCAAGGCTGGGCGAAATGCTCTGTGGCTGGAACTTGAAGGCGTTGAGTATGCATTCCCTGATCCTCAACCTGAGACAGAAAGCGAAATTGATACTCCTGCGTTTGATGAAGACATACCGCAATGAAGCGCACACCCTTCTACCGCCGGCCCGGGCGAACCGGGCAATTCTCCGGCCTCCGTGAGCGCGTTATCTGGATGATTCAGACGCGCGGCCGCCCGATAACCGGTAGCGAAATCGCTGAGAAGTTTGGCGTAACGCTCATCGAGTTTAACCGGGTAGCCAACGGCATTACCCGCGGCACCGGACAGATAGCGCAGATCGTTGAGTCGGAAAAGTGGATCAACGAGGAAGGCATCTGCGACCGGACTTTCGACTTGGTAACGAAACCAAAGCTCGTAACGCCGCAAGGTAAATCGCGCCTGTTCACCCGGCGCGCTATAGAGCAATCGCAGGAAGGTAGGCGGCAGGAGTGCATAGCGCGGGCCGCCCGCCGTCGCCGCCTGATTGCTCAGGGCCTCTACATCGACGAAATGGAGTCAGTGCTATGAAAGCATGGTCACTCGAAGAGCTGGCGCTGCTGTGGCGACACTCAAACGCCGAAGCCGCGGAAATTACCGGCCGCAGCATTGAAGAGGTCGGGGATAAGCGGCTGCAAACCAATATTGAGCGTAATGGCTGGGATGTTAACGATCCGGAGCGGGAGGATGCATGACTGGAAAATACTCTCTTATCTACGCAGATCCTCCCTGGTCTTACGGCAACACCAGCAGCAACGGCGCCGCTGCCGATCACTACTCCACCATGAAGCTAATCGACATCAAGCGCCTGCCAGTCTGGGAACTTGCCGCCGATGACGCGGTGCTGGCGATGTGGTACACCGGCACGCATAACCAGGAGGCTATCGAGCTGGCCGAGGCTTGGGGATTTACCGTTCGCACGATGAAGGGCTTTACCTGGGTGAAGCTGAATCAGAACGCGGAATTGCGCATCAACAAGGCGCTGGCCGAGGGTGAAGTCACCGACTTTTACGACTTCCTCGATCTGCTTAACGCCGAGACGCGAATGAACGGCGGCAATCACACCCGAGCCAATACCGAAGACCTGCTGATTGCCACCCGTGGCGCCGGGCTGGAACGACAGCACGCCGGGATTAAGCAGGTGGTCTACAGCCCGCTCGGCGCGCACAGCGAAAACCCGTGGGAAGTTCGGCGCCGGCTTGAGCTTCTTTACGGCGATGTGCCGCGCATTGAGCTGTTTAGCCGCGGCGCGGCACCGGGCTGGGATCACTGGGGAAATCAGTGCGCCACCGCCGCGGTTGAATTGCTACCCGGCTGCGCCATCGATGTTGTGAAAACGGAGGCTGCATGAGCAAAGGTACCATTATCTGCCTGTGCGATATCACTGGTGTCATGTCTGTGCCATGGGTTGAAGCAGGCTACCGTGCGGTGTTGGTTGACCCGCAGCATCCAGATACTTCGATTAACGGTCCGATTGAACGCATATCGGCAACCATAATTGAGGCTATGCCGCGGCTGTCCCAGATCATTCGTACCGAGAACGTGGTCATGGTTATCGGCTTTCCTCCTTGCACTGACGTTGCAGTATCAGGATCCCGTTGGTTCGAATCAAAACGAGCCAAAGACCAACATTTTCAGGCTAAAGCTGCGCTCGTTGCCGAGCAATGCAGGATGACAGGCTTGGCGGCCGGATGCTCGTGGGCATTCGAAAACCCGGTTAGCGTGTTCAGTAGCATCTTCGGTTCGGCAGATTACACGTTCCATCCGTACCAGTTCACTGGGCTGTGCGAGGATGACAACTACACGAAACAGACCTGCCTCTGGACAGGTAACGGCTTCAAGGCGCCGGCAGAGAATATGCATCCGATGGTGGAAGCGGCTATCGACGCCGTGAAACTGGCCTGCGGACGGATGGTGCCGAAGAAGAAGGCAATCGAGGTCATCTCAGGAACATCTTTCGCCGGATTGGTGACTGACTGGTATCCGGACAACCGCATTCACGAATGCCCTCCCAGTGACGAGCGTGCCAACATTCGAAGCGCAACTCCTCTGGGCTTTGCGAAAGCGGTTTTTCTTTCGAATGCCCCTCATCTCAAAAACAAACGGGAGGCCGCATGACGCCAGCAAATGAAAATGCAATTCGCGCAGCGGCGCGCCGGTATCACCGATGAGCAAATCACCGCGGCGCTGGAAGAAAAGCTGAAGGTGAATATGGCTCGGCAGTGGCCGGAGCCGAAAGACGGCGAACCGCGCCTTCATATAAAACCATGACGCAACTGATAGCCAGTTATGAGCTGGCTATTGGGCGCGAATGCACTGCCACGTTATCCCCCATTTGCCCTCCATTGCGAGGGCATTCTTTTTGCCTGGCTTCCAGGTTCGATTTCCAAACCGGAGATGAAACCCATGCAACACCAATTACAGCCCGATTCACTGGTTGATCTGAAATTCATCATGGCAGATACTGGTTTCGGAAAGACCTTCATCTATGACCGCATCAAAGACGGCACCCTGCCAAAAAGCAAACTCATCCACGGCCGCGCACGCTGGCTATATAGTGAACACTGCGAGTTCAAACAAAAACTCTTAAGCCGCCTCGATGGGTAA